ATCTGTAGCTGCTGTTTCAATTACAAAAGTAAATGAAGCACCTAAATTATTGGTTTGGTTAGGGTCGTCATTACTTCCTGGAGCTGTAGCTACAATGCTAGGTAAAGTAAATTTACCATCGGCATCGTTACAAGTTAGAATTTTACCAGCGTGTGAATTTACGCTTAGTGTTGTGTCTGCAGTTAGACTAACTACGTTAGCGTTACCTGCTGAAATAAATCCTGCTAAGGACTGTATTGGACCTGAAAAGGTTGATTTTGCCATAATTTCCTCCTACGGAAATAAGTTCTACTGTCTTGGCTTGTCTGCTAGGTCAGTCTGTAGAACAAGTTAATAAATCCTAGTCTTTTGATTGTATATTAGTTTTGAGCAAAAAAAAAGGGAGCCGAAACTCCCTTTAGACAATCAATTAAGATTATGCTCCTTGAGATGCGAACACAGCTCTCCAGTTGGAGTAACCGAAGGAGTATCTTTCTCTAGCTTTGTAACGCATGTTACCAGTATCGAAATCACCTTCTAGTGATGTTTGCATTGGGCTTCTCTCAAAATGTTTGAATCCATCAGGACAGTCTGTCTTTAAGAACCAAGCATCAGTATCTGTTAGATAGTTATTAACAACATATCCTTCAGGTACCATACCCATATTTTTAATAGCATTAATGTCATTGTCAGAAGTACCAACTCTACCAGGAGTTTGTAATAATCTGTCAGCAACAAATTGCAGTTGAGGTGGAACAATAAGCTTTCTTCCTTGTAGAGCAATTGTCAAATTTCTGTCATCAACTAAAGTTGAAACATTAATAAGAGCATCTTCTAATGAAGTCTCATTCAAGTCAGCATAAGCTGTTGGTCTGTTACTAGCAGTACCACCGCCACCTAGAGGGTGAGAGTCTGATACCAAAGCAACACCATCACCACCAGTATAACTGCTGCTAAAAGCGTTATTAAGAACAGAAGCTGCCTTAATTTGCTTTGTGTTTGCCATAGACCTTGCTAAAGCTTTTGTATATCTTGAGCCTAGTCTATCGTATAAGTTATCTTCAACCGCTTCTTCAGTTAGAGAGAAAGCCAAAGCAACTGTTTCGTGAGCATAACGTGCAGTAAAGCCTTCAGTAGCATTGTCATATTCGACAGCGTTACCTTCGCCTTTTACTGATGCGTTACCAAAGCCCACAATCATTACTTCTTCTTCAAAAGCTCTATCTGATGCTTCAGTTTCAAATATTTCAGTATGTTGATTATCATACCTAGCATATTCCATTCCGAACAAGGCGTTTAATCCTGGTTCTAATTCTTTCGCTAATTGCGCTCTATTTATAGCCATTATTATACTCCCGCAGCTGTTCTGTTAAAATGCTCGGCAATTCTGACGATAAAGTTAACATTGGTTGATAAAGACCCAGTTCCTAACGCATTGTTAGAAGGGTCGTTTGATATACCCATGATTCTCAGTTGAGCTGTACCAGTAGCCATAGTGCCACTAATTTTAACTCCTGAAACGCCTGTTATTGTAGAACCTGCAGCATAAACAATATCGCCATTCAACCCAACATCGGTTTGAGTAACGCTACCTGTAGCAGCTGATTGAACTTCAAATAAAGCATCTGGGTCGTCGACAACGGCTGCTTTGCAGTCGCTGGTTACTGTCGCTGTAGTCCAAACAGGAGAGAAAATTTTATCTCCATTTGAATCTGTGTAATGACAGCCTTGAAAGACTCCTAGTAATAAATCGCCAGCAGCAGCAACGGCAATACCGCCTGTGTTGACCATTTTTACTGGGTCGCCTGTATAAATAGTTCCAGTTGTACCTGAGAGAATGTCGTACTCTGTTGTTCCTGTAGAATTAACAGCCGAGCCTAACTTTCCAATAGGTTTTAAACCGAAAGGTGCATTTACATTCGCCATAATATTTACCTTTTTTTAAAAAGTTTATTCTAGTGAAATAAGATTAATCTCTTTTTCCACCACCAAAAGTTACGCTTGTAGTTCTCTGAGGTTTTAGCATCGGAGAACTAGGGTCAGATTCTTTCATTAAATCATTGTCAACTGCGTCTTGTTGCAGTTGCGCACGGTCATTGAAATAGGCGTTTCTTTCATCACGTGTTTCATTAGGAATCTTCGCCAAAAGCAAACCACCCACGGCTACTACTCCAGCGTGCCTTCCGTCGTCCATGGTTGGAAGGTCGAAATCTTGTATCTCTTCAGAACGTACGAGTTCAAAACCCTCACGCATTCTAGACATAACATTTTTTCTATCTTCTTCACCGACAAGTTCGGCTCTAATCCACCTGTAGGTATATCCTTCAGGTGCTGGAGGCGTATCCAACATAGATGGGGGACGCCAAGGTTTGCGAGCAGTATCTTTAGCTCGAGTTTCTGCAGAACGCGGAGTTCTGTTTTGTTCTTCTATTTTATTCTCATCAGTCATAATAATTTACCTTTTAATGTACTTAGCATATTCACTAAGCGGCACATTTAAACGTTTTGCCATTTGAACTTCGCTTGCGCTAAGTTTGACTTGACGTTTGCGCCCAGAACTATCACTTCTTCCAGCTGGTGCAACATTTTGTTGCATTTTACCGTTAGACTTGACTTCATCACCTGTTGAGAATTTGTGAGGAAATTCAGTTCTGATACGTTTATCTATCTCATCATAGTATGTAGCGTCGGAAGTGTCAAAACCTTCTTCTTCAACTAATTTACGATGAATGTTAAAAGCAGCTAGGGTCATTGTTTCATCTTCACCAAACCACTCGTTTTTACTAGCCCAATCTTCTGCTGCAGGGTCTGGTTGAGCTGGTTGCTGAACTGGAGCTTGCACCTGAGATGGAGCTTGGTAATTTTGATAAATAGTTGGCTGCTCTACCTGTACTGGAGTAGTATTAGCCAATCTACTTTCTTCTACTGTTATCTTATCAAGAATGCCTTGAGCCTTAGTTACCTTGTCCCAATCTTGCTCTTGATAAGCATTTTTTAAAACTGCGTTAGCTTGCGCTCTTTGAGAGTTCAATCTATTTTGAGCCTCAGTTAAATAATTTTTATTTAATTGAGTGCTGCTTTGTTTTAATTTTTGATTCTCTGCTTGTAATGATTGAGCATACTCATAAGCAGAATTAGCTGCTCTTTCTTGCTCTCTCATTTTCTTTGTAAGCGTAGCTATTCTTTTTTGAACGCCTTTAGAATAATCTTCTAATTCGTCTTCTTTTTTAGCTTTCTTTTCTTCTTCTTCAGAAACATTTTCTACGGCAGCATCTGCCTCTTTATCTTCTGTTTCTACCTCAACAATCTCCCCATCTTCTACAGGTTCTTGTTGTATTTCTTCATTCATTTCTGGTTCTTGCATGAGTCCTCCTCACGTTATGCGCTAACAATGTCATCGGGGTCTTCAATAGTCGCGATAACTTCGTCGTCGTTTATAATACGGCACTCTGCATCGTCGCCAAGTTTAAACCTAGCTCCTGCATATCTACCAATTAGCACCCAATCTCCCTTTTTACACCAAGGGGTATCTCCAAATTTGTTTTTGTCTGAATAACACATAGGCCCCATTTTAACAACGTAAGATACTACTGTTGCCAGGGATTCTCTATCTATGGTTTCTTTTACTAGCTGAATACCGCCCTCTGATACACCCTTACCTTTGTAGGGTAATATTAATATCCTCCAACCAGTAGGTTGAGGCATACGTTCTAAGAATGATTTTTCAAGTAAGGAAGGGTCCAATACTCTTTGAGAAGCTTCTGTATAAGCTTTTTCTACTTCTTTTACCGCTTCTGGGGTTTTTTCTTTTTCAACTTTTTGTAGATTTTCTTTTTCTACTGCTTTTGCGACATGTTCAGGAACTATTACCTTGCTCATCGTTTTCTATTACCTTTTTTAGCAATTCTCTAAGTTCAGATTCTAGGTCGGCGAGAGAATTGTAGCGCCCACGTAGATAATGATATTCTTCTACATCTTTAGCTCCATTCATAATGGATACTTGAATATCATCCTTCTTTTCAGCAATTCTTTTTTTTAGCTGTTCTGACAGCCAAAGAACTGACATTTAATATATACCAGAAAACTTGCCGCCAAACTCAGCAGCTCCCATACCTCTAGCTTTACCTTTACCCATTCCTGGAGTAGCGGAAGCTTTAGTATTTTTAGGTGCTTCTGAAACAGCTTTAAATGGCACAGTACCCTTGTTAGAGTAACTTTGTTTTCCTTTTAATACTTTTGCATTTTTCATATAGTGTACCTTACAATTGTTTTAAGCCAATATCAATTAATTTTAGTTCTTTTTGTTGGTCCATTCTATCTCTAGTAGTATCGTCTTTTAACTCTGCTATATCTTTTTGAGCTTGGATTCTTTCTATATCAATTTTATCTTGACGTAATTTTTCTTCCATTCTCATTCTTTCTTTAGCCTCAAATTGTTCTTGGTCTTGAGAAAGTTCTTGACCCTTAAGTGCAAGTTCTTGTTTTCTAATAGTAACAAGCGGGTCTTCCTCTGGCGGAGTTGATACTTGTTCAGAGAATTGTTGCATTAGTTCAGACATGATTGGCGAACTAAATTGAGCCAATATTGCCTGAGCTTGCTGCATAACTGGAGCAGCTTCTTGCGGAGGCATTTGTTGAGCTTGTTGTTGCATTTGTTGATACTGCTGCATAGCTTCTGGAGGCATTTGCTGTTGAGCGATTGCATCTGCTTTT